TTCGAGGGTGATAACGATCGCCTTAGAGTGGTAGGAGTTTCTCCAATCTCTCTAAAACTGAAACCCGTGAGGGTAACAGTCGTAGTGAAGGTAACTCTCTGTTTTCAGAGATTACCTCTGGGACTCCTGACAAACCTCCTAGATCTTTGAGGAAGACTAGGAACGTCGCAACAAACTCTTTTGGTAAGAGTTTGAGGAGGACCATTCTAACCTTCTCGTCGAAGGTTTGGATCAACTTGAGTGCCTCGTCCATTGAGACGAGTTTCTCAGGATGACTTAAGTGTCCATCACCATATACATTTTGGTGAATGACACTAGATAGGCCCATTAAGGAGCCAACCACCTTGTCTGATTGAGAAAAGAGTGAGTTTGTTAACTCAACCATCTTAACTAGGTTTGAGCCTGGATAAGAAAAATTGAGACCATTTGGATAAGTACAATGCTTAACCAAATCAAACACACGCTTTTGTCGGTTAGACAACAGTGATCGACTGCGACGGCCCAACTGACGACAGATATCAAGGAAATTGTCGTTACTAATTTCCCGCCACTTATACTGGGGTATAACCCTAGTAGATGTGACTATCTTTCCAGCGAACTCACAGAGTTCGGAGCTCGAAACTGATTTGTCTCGAGAATATGGGCAATCCATCTGTTTCAGGAACTGAATGTATTTGATATAGAGATCCTCATCAAGGATTACTACATCATCACCAAGAACATAGAAAGAATTTCCGTGTTTTTGGCCATTCAGGAACCAAAGAATGATTCCATGGGACAATGCGAAGGTTCCAAAGCTTGGGTATAAACCCAAAGGCTGGCCCTTTTGCCATCGTAGGGTTCCCAATTCTTGGGAACGCCAAGCAGCTCGACTTATGTCCTCGAAAAGACGTAAATCGGGAATGCTTCCAAAGAAACTTCTTAAGACCTGCATCTGTATTTCCAAAGGGAAATAGTCAGTTGCAGAGCTCAAGTCAATACTATGTATAGTATGACCTTGAGACAGATGTGTCGAGAGGACCGAGATTGGTTTCTCTTGATCAAATGTGCAATCCCATGGTAGGGATTGAACAAGTTTGTAGATTGATCTACCTAAAGGCCTCAAAGCCAATTGGTGGACCAGATGCGGGCTGGCAATACTTCTCAATTTGCCACCAGCTTCTTGGAGAAAATGAATTTCTCCACCCTCTACAAAACCACGGTCAGCATGTTTGTACCAGGTACCAGATTCATTGATTTTATCAATGATCCCGGTTAGTCCTTTGAGAACAGGACTGTACAAGCCTTCGTATTCAAAATACAAAGGAACATGCCTTGGATCCAAGAAGTACAGAGCATTGCTCAGTACATCAGAATCCTGCTTCCGCGAAGTAATTGGTGTAGCCCGAAGGCTCCACGAATCCCAAATTAACTTTGGTTTAAACTTCGAGGGAGAACCACGGTAGGTGAGGAATGAAATTTCCTCATCTCGATCAATAGAAACACGACGGAAGTTCTGCCTGATAGCCCTGCCAAGGGATCTCAGGAATCTATTCTCAATCTTGGGAGACTGAGAATGGATAGCTGTCTCGAACTTCTTTATTTGCGTTGGAGTCAAAGACTCAAACGTAAACATTGAATAAATCATTGAAGCTTGGATAGCCTTAGCAAAGCTAGCCTCACTTTTCTGACTAAATCGAAACAGTGAACCAAGGATACCTGCAATCTCTCCGCGACGATTCTTACGAAACGTCGAGAGCGCTAGCAGATTAGCCTTCGATCGGATTAGGTCCAATTTCAAGGATTTCATCCTTGATATGGTCCACTCCAATCCAGAACATCTGACCCATTTGCAAAATTGATCGGGAAGATCCCGAACAATATGCAACGGTACTCCTATCACTGAAAGACGGTGCGTCATTCCCTCATGAAATTTCAGGAGCATAGCTTCTGAAACCATCTGGTCCTCCTTTCGAAGAGGATTCGTTGGGATTTCATGATGGAGACG